CGTTTCAGAGAGGGTTTCACCTTGTTTAATGAGTCCGTTTCTTAGAGCGTAATTTTCAACTGTGGTTTCATTGATGTTTATACCGAGTTCCCTAAGTGGCATAACCATTCCAACCATGCCAGACTGCAACTTCTCAAATGCTGATTCGAAGGAAATATTGTAAAATGACGCGAGATCATATGCAAGTGTTGTAAAGCCTTTAGCGAGGTCGTAGGCTGATTGTTCCGTCAGTCCCATACTTTCAGCCATAACCTTGAAGATACCCATTTGTTTACGCATTTCATATTCATTGATCTTCATGGCTTTTGCAAATTGTGTCGTAAAGTCGTGAGCCATCTTTGTCATGTTGCCCATAGAAACAGCAAAGAGGTTTTCACTCTCTACAACTTCGCCTGCCATCATGATTGCTTGCCGTCCAACAAGTGCTAGAGGTGTTGTTATTCCTAGAGTTAATGTTTTCCCAAGCTTTGTAACTTTACTTGCAAAAGCATCAAGTTTACGTTCAGCTTCGTCGAAACCCTTAATTAGCTGATCGTTTTTAGTGGATAGTTGTACGTACAAAGTACCTAGATTTAGAGCCAAAGAAGCACCTCCTTTCTAATAAAAAAAGGCAGGTCTATTTGCCTGCCCTTTGTCGCATGTATTCCCTAAATTCTTCCGCACTGTTAAAGTGTGTACGCCAACCCATGAGTTCTTCCATTCTAAGTGGTTTTTTGTTGAACGGTATACGATTGCCTAAGACACATAATGCCGAAGCCAGACGTTCTCGTGTTGATTTTTGCCTGTCATTGTATCCTTTTAAGCACCGTGAAAACTCCCACCACGTTAAGGACCAGAACTCTCTGGGAGATAGGCCAATCTCATAAGCCAACGATAAGGTTTTGTCCCAATCTATAGGCTCAATTTCTTCACTAGTTCGGCTGTCACCACTTGTTCTGCCATTTTGTAATACTCGTCCTTCTCGGGAAGGTCGAACTCCTCTGGGAGTAAACCTTGTTCCTTGAAAAAAGGGACCAGTACCTCTAAAATTGCATACTCGTAGTCGCTTAAATGCACTAACTTGAACTCTGGATCTGTAACGATCGAGTTAACAGATACGTCGGCAAGTTGAGCAAATAACTCTAACGTGCCGTAAGGTCCTAACCCACCTGTAAAGAGTTTGATCTGTATCTCGGGGTCTTTTTGGGTGATCTTGAAAAATTTTCCAAGATCGAGCGTTAACGTGTATTCCTTGCCATTGATTGTTACTTGGTGTTCCATCTAACACCCCTCCTTTGCTCTACTAAGCTGAATCAACTCTGCGAGAAGTATATGGGCAGAGAAAGGCCTAAAAAGTTTATCTACGAGGATGCCGGGGGTGCAGTCTGCGTTTCCTTTTCTAACTTGCCGTTGATACGAATAGAGATCGACATATCAGTGGGTCCTTCATCTGGTGGGGAAGGAGTCAAATTAGTGATGAACCCTTTGCCTGTGTACTCTGCCTTGCCGCTGCCTGTTTCTAAAGCAAACTTAATTAGGATTTCTTTATCACCGAAATAGTGGTCAATCAATTCCTGTTGTCCTGCGTCTGATTCGTCGTATCGAACCGTACCGTCAATAGTAGCGTTTCTACGCCCCATCAAATACTCGGTCCAGCCTTCGTCGTCTGCGTGTGGGGCCTCGTTTTCGTTACGGCTAAGGTTTAGCGACAAATCTACACGTTTACCCACCTTTTGATAGGTAGGAGTTTTTCCATCTTCAGCAACCATCAAATACGCTAAGCGTCCCTCTGCTATTGCCAATGTTTATTCCTCCTTTTGGAATCTAAAGTTTAAAAAATAAATAGGCCTAGACGAATCGTCTAAACCCAGTCGATCGATATCAGATACCTGCCAAACACCATCTACAACACCATCTTTAACGGCGTGATTATATAAAGCATTTCTGATCGCTTCTAGCTTAGCATAAACTTCTGTGCCGTCACTATGAGGTGATCCTCTAACTCTAACTTGAACGGAAGGGTAACGCACCATGCTACTATGGAGTGGAGGGAGTCCGCCTGTGTTGTAAATAGTGATCATTGTATGAGGTGCAGGAGGTGAGGGGGGTTCATTGTCAACAGCAATGCCCCAGCCATTTGGGTTTGACCTGCTTCCCAACCCTTTATCTTCCAGGAAGTCCGCTACTAAGTTCGCAATATTGGCTATACGCTCACCTTCTTTCTGATGTGATTAACATATTGGGAGATGTTCTCGTTTAGTGGTCGTTCAAGATACTTCGCTTCGCCCCCTTTAGGGTGATTATAGTTTAATTCTTCGTGCTGACGAACAGCATAAACCGTGTTAAACCCAACCTCTACAGTAAAATCCTTTGGCGTTTCGGCCGTTGACATATATCCACTACCTCGAAGGTCGCCTGTGTCAATGGGCGCACGTTCTGTGGATTTTCCCTGTAAGTCAAGGGCAACGTCTATAAGGCCTTGTTTTGATCCCTCACCGATCCTTTTAAGTTGACGATTCATCTTCCTTTGGATATCGCTTAGGCCTTTTAACTTTACAACCATACTTTCCACCCAATGTTTCTGCCCTGCAGATCAGTCATGCTTTCGATTGCCATTATTTGGTTGGCTGTTTCCTTGTCTGGCGACAAAGCGAAAAAGCCTGCTGTATCGGGTTTAAAGTCCACCCAGCAAACGGACTTCGACATTCTTTCTTGCCCCGCTTGATCTCGTCTTAATTCTTGACGGTCTGCCCATCTGCAAGAGGTCTCCTGTGGGTCACCAGGTACTGGCATGAAATTTGAGTACGTCACAGGGAAGTAGTAGCATTTTTGCTTTAACCTAAGCTTCAAGACAGGCCCACCACCTTGACGAGATACGGTTCTAAGAGTGATCTCGCCGTAGGGCATACTCTATCTTTAATACGTTGCTTTACAACAGCCTCAGAATACGTTTCTGACGCGTCGCCGATGCCGACAGAGATTAAACCTTTGCCGGGATCTGTCTCTTGCTCTAAGAGGGAGAGAGCTTCCTCACAGACAGCGTATTTCAAGCGAGTAGGTATCCCCTGCATAAAGTCACGAGGGAACGCCATCTCTTGAGCAGGATCGAGTTTTCTTCCCTTGAAGGGCAGAGCGTCAACTCTGTACGTGGCAGTTTGAAGCACTCTCTCTTTTGTTTGTTCAGTTGCTTCTGCCCACGCTTCGGAGTATATTCGGGTAGCAAAGTATTCTTCAGCTTCTTGCAGGGTGACGTAGGTCATTCCTAAAATACGCCTTCACCTCCTCGAGAGAGATGTCCAGTCTTTCGGTTACAGCTCCCACTAGATCACCGCCCCGAGTGTCTCGATCAGCTGGTCCTTCTTCATGGTCATGTAGCCCTCGATTTCCTTGTCCTTGGCCAAGGCCCGAAGCTCATGGAAGGTAAGCTCATCAAGAGCCACCGCCTGTGAACGCTCCTGTTGCTTGCGTTTTTCCAGCTCTCTCCGTCTGCGGTTAAACCCTGTTACACTCATGCAATCCCTCCAAACGATGGAGAGGCGAGATGTCTCCCGCCTCCCGCTTTATTCTTCTGCAACTCGTGGTTGGCCTTCTTGACCGAGTAAGCCATGATCTTGGTGTCGTCATTATCCACTGTAGCTGTGATCGTGTCGTCTGCTGCCCAAGTGCCGTCCAAAACAAGCACAAACGTTGCCACGCCGTTCTCGAATTTGAGATCAGCAGTGGCCGTGGTTCCTTGTTCCCCTTCGCCAATGGCAAAGGTTCCGGCGCTAGAGGTTGCAGTCAACGCAATAGCTTTCGTCCCGTGATACCAGTCGTGGATTGCGCCTGCGGTGTTGACCAAGGTGACCTGGACATCTGCGGCATACCCATCCTCGTGGTTTGCTTCGCTAACATACGGCTTGAACTTGGGCAGAGAAAACGCCATGTCTCCAACCATGGCGTCCTCTACCCTTGCGAGGTAGTCGTAGTAGTCGTTCGGTGTATAGGTGTGTTGCTTTAGCGTTTCGATATAACGCATTCGCTCACCCCCCTAGCTATTCGCTTCGAGTTTGTGCTTAAAGGCAACGATGCGCACGTTCTTGGGCTCATATACTCGCTCCCAGTTGGTAGCGGTAGCAAGTTCGGCGTTCGTTGGGTTACCGTTTGCATTCTGCCAAGCCACACCGCGAGGATGCAAAATGAAGTGGCGGCGATTGATCATGATGTCGTCACCAGCCAGGCTGTCACGATCAAACTCGGTAGGTACTGGAGCTGCACCTTCACCAAGCCCAAAGGCGCCCTCGCCGAAGATGTAGGTGGTAAAGACACCATTTGCGGCAGGCAGACCATCGTCCACAATCACGCGCTTGCCGAGGTAAGTAGGCACCCGAGGATTAGCATCGGATTCCCTGATATACTCGATCAGGTCGTTCTTTGCCAGGAACGTCTCGGTCGCGCTATGCATCGCAAACGCAACGAGCCTATCCTTGGCATCGCCAAGTTTTTGGAGAGCATCCAGAGTGGTCGTAGCGTCAATGCCCTTCTTGGACGCCGCGCTGCTGATGTCATGGAGGTTGGTAGCCATAGAGTCTGCGCCAAAGACACCGCTTAGGGTGCTCAAGAGGACCACCTGCCACCTGCGGGCCCAGT